TTGATGAATGTGTTTGTTGTTGTAGTTGTCATAATCTTTTTCTTTATTTGTGTTCACAAAGATAATAATAAGATTTGACTTTGCCAAATAATATTTATATTAATATAGATTATTATAATATGACTATCACAGAAACAGCAAAAAACAAGATTTTAATCCTCAAAAGTGAAGGTAATATGGATGAAAACCACTTTGTTAGGGTTTCCGTTAAAGGTGGAGGTTGTTCAGGATTATCCTATGATTTAGATTTTGACAACAAAATTAACCCATCAGACCAAATATTTGAAGATAAAGGTGAAAAAATAGTAATGGATATGAAGTCCTTTTTATATCTTGCTGGAACAGAATTAGACTTCTCAGATGGTTTAAACGGTAAAGGATTTATATTTAACAACCCAAATGCGAGCCGTACTTGTGGGTGTGGTGAATCATTTTCTGTTTAACTACAATTTAATCCAATGTTTAGTGTATTCCTTATTTGAGACACAAAACCGAGCATAATCATTAATTTGAGGATAACCAGTATTATAATACCCACAAGCGACTCCCCAATCCCCATATCTTTTATGTAAGTTTCTTAATAACCTCATAGAGATATGAACATTCAGGTCAATATTGTGTAATAAATCACTCTTACTAATTTGTTTACCTGTCACATAATTAGCCGTTTTTGGCATAATCTGCATAGGACCTTTAGCTCCCGCATATGATGTTAATTTTCCGTGATAAGTCCAATCGAATGGTCCTTGATAAGTTGTTTCAAGATAGGCAATATTGTAGGCAATGTATTTTGGAACTTTATATCTTTTAGAATATTTCTCAATTGAGGTATAAACTTGAAGGCTGTATGGTGAGTTTGGATTACCTCCAACATCTTCGAGTTTATACTCAGGAATCTCTTTAGAAACCTTCACTAAACTAACCGTTAGGGTAATGATTACCACCAACATAATTAAGTAAAGAAATTTTAAACTATTCTTTATCACTACTTAACTGGATTAGCTTGTTGTCCCCAAATGTTTTTAGCGTAAAGGTTGAAAATTGTATAACCAATACTGTCTTGATAAACGGTATATGAACCGTCATTTTTCGAAATAATTAACAAATGATTATTCTCATCAATTGCTAATTTTACATCAGCTCTTTTAACTGACACTGGCTTGTTTATTTTGAAACTACTTTTAATCATATTATAGTAGTATCCAATCGAAACTCCCGTACCTAAACTAACTAAGATTACGGTGTAAAGTCCAACTTGAGCAGCTGTCTTTTTTAATTTATCTTTCAAATTTTCCATATGTAAAGGTATTAAAATTTATTTGTATTATCAATTATTCTTTAATGTCGTTAGGCTTGATTATAGACACCACACGACCATCTTCATTAACTTTAAGATACAACTCGTCATCCTTATTTTCAATTGAACCTTGACCCTTTAATTGAGCCCAATACTTACTCCTAACCAACTCACCAAGAGCAGAATTATTTGAGTTGTCTTTAATCTCTTCTTCAGTTATAATAATTTTCATAGATTTGTTTTAATAAAAGATAAAAATAATTCTATTAAAAATAAACCTATTTATTTCCAAAAAAAAAAGAGAGACCGAAATCTCTCTTTAGGGCCGCCTGAAACTCAGAACGGTCGTCCACCACCAAGTTTAAAAAACTTGGAAACTATCCCTCAATAATTAAATCTTCTTTTTTAATTACTGAGTTTACAAGTTTTTCAACTTCATCAGCATTCATCCAACCAATAACATCGTCATCCCCCTCAGGATAAAAAAATTTTGTAACAAAATCATTTGATTCTCTATTAAAGATTGCAACCTCAAACGTTTTATCAAAATCACCATATAGACCTTTTTCACCACCAACAATAGAGAATTCAACATCTTTGTTTCCAAAACAACACATTCTACCATCACCACCTAAATTTATTGAAATTGGGTGTGGTTTTGACCATTTTTTTATATCTTCAATTGTTATCATTTTGTTTCTAATGCCTCCATTTTAGATTTGGCAACCAAATGCTCTGCCAATGTGTAAGCGTCCACGTTAGTCGTGATAATTGAGTTAACCAAGTGTTTGTAAGGGATATGAACAAAGAACTCCACTCCGTTAAAGAATGTTAAATCGTTCTTCAATTCAATACAACCTTGAACCATCTTCAAAAACAACTTGAATTGGGTTCCGTTTACGAATGTTTCGTTCAACAATACTCCAAATGTTTCGTGTTGAATCTTGATGTTATGTGATGCCATATTCATATCTTCGTTTGTTTAGATAACAAAGATAAACAATATAATTTAAACCACAAAATTTATTTTAAAATAATTTTAATTAACTTATAAAGTTGAGTACCAGTCGCATACTCATCTATTTCTTTTATTGAATAGTATCCACATTCGGTATGTTCGTGGCCATCTTGAGCTAATTCCAAATCAGGGTTAATTTGTTCATCAACCTCTAATAAGTAAACATACATCAATCCCTTAACATTATTACCACTTTTAGCGTATCTTGGCACCAACCCAACAAACTTTAAATTATAATCATTGATATCAATACTAGTTTCCTCAAAGAATTCTCTTTTGGCGCCATCTTGAGTTGTCTCATTTTTTTCCAAATGTCCAGCAGGTATTGACCACATATTAGGGAAATTTTCATCAGAACTTCTTTTACAAAGAAGGATTTTATCCCCACACTTAACCATCACACCCACATATCTTTTAGTTTTTATCACGATTACTATTTTTTTTGTTTAATTTATCTTTTAATTTACTATTTATAAATATGAGAGTTAAAATTAATGAAAATATTTTTAATGTAAAAACTTTAGTGGATGAAAATTCACAAGGAATTGGTATGACAGGTAAAAAGTTTGATAAAACTTTTGATGGATTATTATTCTTAATGGGTGGAAATAAACAATGTTTTTGGATGTTAAATTGTATAATTAACTTGGACATCATTATCATTAAAAATAACGTCATTGTCAATATACATCACGATTGTCCTCCTTGTGATGACGAATACGATTGTATTAGTTATTGTGGAAATGGAAATATTGTTTTGGAACTTGAAGGTGGTTCTTGTGAAGAACTAAGTATTGAACCTGGTGATACGGTTGAATATTTATTTTGATTCTGTAATCTTTTGTTTTAAAACCTTCTCAAACTCCACGGCAACCATTTTAATGAACTTAACCATCGGAGAATCCTCAGCATTAGAATCATATTTATATTGTCCTGAAGGAGGTCTTTTACCTCTTCCAAGATAATTTAAACCAGATATGTTTGTAATACATTTATGTCCACCTGAATTGGCTTGAATTAAATCCCAAGCATTAATTCCAATTTTATCTAACATCTCTTTATGTTCCTCAGATAAATCAGTAAAAGGAGTTTCCATCATATCTTGAATATGATTTAAAACTCTATCACCATTTTCCATAGTTGTAAACTTATCACCATATAACGCCTTGAAGTCTTTAAATGTAAATCCAACACTCTCAGGTCCAACACTGGTCTCACTAACCCACTTAATTGTTGATAATGGAATTGTTTTATCTTTTAATTGTGTTTCCCATTTACCAATAACTTCTTGAGCAATTTCACCTAAGTTAACACCTTTTAATTCTCTTTCTTTGTTGAAAGGATTACAAGATGCTTGAACCAATCCCATTGGCCAAGCCATAATGAAGAAATCCGCTTCAGGATTATTTCTAAACGCAGTGTACCTATCATATGAACCTGGTTTAAACATTGAACCACCACCATATTGAAATATAATACCATCATTAACTCTTGGAAAATCTTTCATCTTTTCCGCATAGTCTTCAGCATTTTTTTGTAATTCTTCAGGTTTAGCAGCATTTGATTTTTTCATCCAATCTTTAATATTATTTAAAATTGAAAGTAATGAAGGTTCAGAATCCATAACTAAACCTTCTAAAAATCCTTTTTTGTTTTTAAACGCCAATAATAATTTGTTAATAACAAACCCTAATAACATTTTATTTTTTTGTAATGATTTTTCTTTATCAAATCTATACAAATAATTAACAACTTCTTTAGGTGTAATATCGTGTTTGGCAAAATCAGCCGAATCAACAGTACTGATTAATAAAATATCTGATGATGGGAATAATTCTTTTGGAGATACTACTTGAGATATTGTTTCAACATTTGAACGAGATGCTCTAAATGATGTTGATTTCGTATCTTCAGCACCTGCCTGTCTATCGTGATGGTCAGTATGAATAACAAACATCGGTTTACCGTGAGCAAAATCTACAAGAACCGGCATAACGTCACCACTAGCATCATTCTTTTTAATAGCAAATTCCTTATCACCATATTGTATGATATGACTACCAACAACTTTAATACCATTATCTTCAAGGTATTTCTTCATTGCTATAGCAGTAGTAACACCATCCAAATCTTGATGGAAATAAATTTCAGCCTTTGGATATCTTTTAGCAAGAGCATTAATCTCTCTTAATCCCGATTCTTTTAGTATTCTTTTCACCTATTATTTAGTTAGAATAATTTACCAATAAAAGTTAATGCTTTGTCAATTATATCTTGGTCCAATCCTAACTTATGTAAAGCATTATATGTTTGTGGTCCAGGTTTTCCATCTGGGTTAATTTTTTCAAATTTTTGAAATATCTCAACAGCTTTAGATGTTAGACTTCCCCATTTAGAATCCACAGGAATTTGAAATACTTTACCACCAGCCTTAATGTTTTTCATTTTAAAATAACTATTAAGAGCATTTTGAAGTTCAAATACTTCTTGTCCACTCATTTGACTTTGTTCCGCAATAACTCTTTTAACAATATTTGTTAAATCATTTTCAGTTAATTTTATAATTTTCTTTGACATATTAATACTTTAATGTTAATAAGTATTTTAATTTATTTGTCTCACTTAAAATTTCATCTCTGATGTTTAATAAGTCAGTGTCGTATTTGGAATCTAAAACATCAGTCATTGAAACTAAGAATTCAGTAATACCATCTAAAAACTCTTGCATATTAATAGTTTCAATATTTTGAAACATAATAGCAAACTCAGGTTGAAACTCAGGTCTACCATATTTACCCATAAGAGCCTCAGTAAAAGTATCAATAAGGTCATCTAAACTCTCGTAAAAAGCACCGTAAGCTCTATGTTTTGCATCTCCAAAAGTAGTCCAATGAAGGAATCTAAATTGGTTTTGTATTTGTACTAATTTTAATATTAATTCTTCTTTCATAATTATTGTGGTTTAAGTTGATTTACTCCTCGATTTACCGTAGGTGCAGGATTTTGAGCCGATTGTAATGGTGTTCCAACTTTTTGTATTGGAGCTGTGAATGCCGAATTAGGTTTTTCTGACTTAATTTTTTCTAATTGTGATTTCATAAAAGGAGATTCTTTTTCATTTTCAACTGAAGTATTTAAAGATTGAAGATATTCTTTACCATATAAAGTCCAAGCTTTTTTAGTTCTAAAACCAAAATTACCATAACCAGCTCCTTTGTTTAAAACACCATTAGTAAAACCTGTTGCCCAATTTTTAGCATTTGTATCTAACCAGTCTTGAAATAATTTAACACCTTCAATATTTTTTAATTCACTTGGTATCGGAGTTTTTTGGTTAACCTTATCACCTAACGTAGAAACATTCGTTTTAAATTCAGGGTCATTACAAGTATAATTTTGAACAATTTTCATAACAATATTCCATTTTTTACCATTATTATAATAATTGTAATTATCTATTTGATAAAATTCAGAACCTTTAGGTGTTTTACCTTTTTTTGCCTTTGGGTGTTTAACAACACAAGGATATTTTGACCAATCAGTTGTTGTATTTGTTGTACTTCCTATAGATGGTGCATACACAGATGGTGTGGTATTAACCGCTGCGGCTTGTTCAGAGATAACAATACCTCTTTTATAGTTCAATAAAAACTTCATTGAACTTATTTCTTCATTAATTTGTTTTTTCATATTTTTTTTTTAGTTAAATGATAATGCATCGTTTAATCCTTTTCCAAAAGTTTTAGATAAAAAGTTTTGGATTTGGTCACTTCCTTGTGATGAGTTTGAATTATTTTGTGATGTTTGTTGTTGTGATGAATTATTTTGATTTACAACCGTGTCTTCTTTTTCATAATTTTGAGCAATATAATCACTAGTTTTTGGGTCTTCGGCAATTTTTTTTCTGAATTCTTCGTCTTCAGACATTTTTCTTTCAAAAGTTGTTAAAGATGGTATACCAAAATATGCTAATAAATTATTAGCGCCAATAAATTTTCTAAAAGAATTTCTTCTATCTTGTCTAGCACTAACATTTATCCACCATTTTTTGATACCTTTTTCAGGTATAACATTATTTTTTGCAAAGTATTTTGACAATGTTTGTTTTTGATAATAATCTTTTAACCCTGTTTTAAATAAACCACCAGATATAACTTCTTTACTTCCAGCCTTTATTCCTGAAACAGCTTTACTACCACCAGCAATCATATTTAACCCCTCACTTAATTTTGAACCTAAACTAGAATTTACTTTACTTATACTTTGAACTGTTTTTTCAACCACAGGTGCTTTAACATACCCAGCTAAACTACTATACTTTTTAGCTATCTGAGGATTTTTTGCCAAATAGTCCGTTAATGTTTTACCTCCAGCTTTCATAGCTGTAGAAGCTTCTTTACTCCCTTTGAATAATCTAATAATTGGTTTAGCAATAAAATCTCCAACAGTTGGGATTAAAGCAATTAACATTAACGCAGCATATAATTTTTCACCTTTATATAGATAATAACATATTAAAGCTATGTCAGCAACTTCACCAATTACAGGAACAAATCCCGCAGCCATTAAAATGTTTTCAAAACTAAACAAAGATTCGTTTAGTGTTTCTTTTTCATTTAAAACTTCACTAGTTATTATGTCTAATTGTCTTTCTGTTAAAATTATTGACGGCATTTGATTTTTATTTATAAATACCTGTTAAAAGAAAAAAAAATCTTATTTATTTTGTTAACACCATATAAAATCGTATCTTTGTTAAAATCACACAAAATTATGAAAAAGATGTATAAACTATATTCGGTGGAAATTAAAACATTATTAAAAATAATTGGAATTGGTTTTGTTTCAATAATATTACTTAAACTTGGTATTGTTAAATAAAAAAGGGTCTTACGACCCTTTATTTAATGTTATACTGTTACAATATCTTTTATTTCTAATTTTAATTGTTTCTTTTGGTCAACAAAACCTTGAACTCTTTTTTTGGCAACTTCCGTATAGTTTTGAGAAAGTTCCACTCCTAACCATTTTCTATCTAAAGTCTCTGCGGCAACCATACTTGTTCCACTACCACAGAATGGGTCAAGAACTACATCATTCTTATATGTAAGGATTTTGATTGCCTTAGTCGGAATGTCCATAGAGAATGTTGCTTTAGTCATTTGTTTTGTGTCGGCAAAATAATTCCATTGTCCAAAAACTAAATCCATAAATTCTCTTTTTGATTCTTCAGGATATAATACTTTCTTTTTAAATGTACCATCCTCTTGTTCCACATTATCAATAACACCAACCCATTCAGGTTCACCTTTAATCTTTTTAATGTGGTTTTTCTTATAAGCAAGAACTACACACTCTTTTGGATTATAAATGTATGGTGCTGATGGTGACATCCAAGAACCCCAAGCTGTGGTCTTACTTCTATGTGGTGAACTTTCTTCAAGGTCAACAACTCCAAAGAATTTAAATCCAACCTTTTTCATAACACCCCAAAACTCTGCCATAAATAAAACTCTTCCACCTCTTTCTTGTGTATTGGTTTCATATGGAATGTTTACTGCGATTCTACCATCATCTTTTAATACACGTAAGGCTTGAGTTAACCACTCTTCTGTGAACACCCAGTAATTCTCCATTGTCATATCATCTTGATGTGTATCGTAGTTGATATTACAATTATATGGTGGTGATGTTACGATTAAGTCTACGGAACCTTCAGGAAGTTTTCCCATTTCCTCTCTACAATCTCCGTTTATAATTTTTCCTGTTTCTATCATATCTTTTAATTTTCGTGGTATTCCCACTCGTCGTTATTTTTAATCATATTAATTGGAAGGTCTAAGAATATTGCGTTTTGTTCTCCTGCGTATAGACCAACTATGTTATAGTAATAAAACTCTTCGGCTTCCAAACTATCCATTCCATCTCTTTCCATTAGAATTGATAATATCTTTTCTTTGGAATATAATATTCTTGGTCCATTACCAAACTCTTCGGCAATACCTATAATTGCTCCTTCGAGACCATCTAATAATATGGCTCCTTCAGCCTTTTCGTGAATATCAACTAACATTATCTTCTAAGTTTTTAATTTTTCTTTCAAGATACCATAAGGCTTTCTTTAGGTCTTGAAGTTCTTTGTCTGCCCCTTTTTTTCCCGCTCTTGAAATATATTTTACGGTGTTTCCAAGATGAAAATCTAAATCCCAAGCCTCAATAACTTTGATGGCTTCGTATTGATTATCTTCACCACCATAATGATTAGGGTGATTAACTTGTTCTGTCATTGTTTGTATATAATAATTTAACTTTATTAATATCTACAACAAATCTAAACTTAATTAACATTAAATTATCTTTACCGTAATCACATTTTTGTTCCATATTTGCACCGACAACTTCAAACCTTAATCCATTAACCACAACACCAGTTGGGTCAAGATAATCAATCTCAATATCTGTCATTTTAAACAAATCTGACGGATTGAACGAATATTCTGTTGTCTCATAAATTTCGGTAGTAAAGATTAATTTTTCACCTTCATTTATTATTTTGAATTTCCTAAATAGATATTCAGGAACAAATACGTCTTTGTTGAATCTTATTAAGAATCTATTTGTCTTTAAAGGTTCAAATGGTTTAAAATTTTCAAATTGCTTTTCCATTTTTTTTAAATTTAGTCTTTTTTTTCTATATGTTTAATTACAAAATAATCTTTAGCATAACCACTTTCTTCAACAATTCCATCTTCAATTAATTTATTAATTATTTCTCTAGTTTTATCCATTGGTAGTTTAAGGATATACTGACTAATATAGCCAATATGAATTGGTTGTCTTAATTTAGCTATTAAGATTTTTTCTGCTTCTTTTTCCATACTATTCAAAAATTATGTTTTCTTTTTCTACGTATTCACGGAAGATTTTTTCCGCTTCTTCGTATGTTTTATACATACCGAGAATTGAATCTAATTCAACTGGTTCTGTAACCCCAAACTTACCATTTTTAGTTTGGTAGATAAATGTGTCTAAGATTTCTTGGGTAATCATTTTTTCTTTCCGTGTTTTTTAGATTTGGTTTCTACTTCTTCGGTTGATTTTGTTTTGGTTGCCTTGGTTGCTTTCCATTCTAATTTTGCTACATACATCCAATAGCCACTCTTAACTCTTTTTTCTGCTTCGGTGTCTGTAACTCTAATTACATCTCCAGCATCGACATTTACATTACTTTTAATTGCTTTAATACACTTCATAGTTTTTCCTCCGTGTTTGGTTTTAGGTTTATAATTGATTTTATTTGTTCTTCAGTATTTCCTTGAGAGAATAATTCTTTAATTTCACCACTCCTCAGGTCTTCAAAGATAATTGCGTCGGATTTCCCATACAAGTCCTTAAGTCTATTTGACTCGAGAGCCTCGATTGTAAGTTTTAAGTTAATATTTCTCTTATTTAATCCCACAGGACAATTATACAAAAATTTAGTTAAGAATCAAAATTATCTATCTTTTTTATATTAATAACTTGAAAGATATATGACATCAGTTTTCTTTTCATAATTGGGATAATGGTCTGTTCCATTGGAAAGTTTTGATTACACTTCATTTCAAAAATTGGCAATTCAATTTTATTGTTTATCTTATCAAATGTAGAATATTTTTCTATAATTGACACGAGTGTATCATTGTTAGGTTCTTCTTCATATATCTTGGTGACATATGTTTTAATATTGTTAAAATCTCCTTTTGGTGTTTTAACTTTATATTCCCAAACAAAAATCTTCTGTGTTAGTTTTTCATAATGGAATACATAACCAACTTTTGTATTTAAATTGGTTTTATTTTTTTTCAATGTCACCTCAACAGTTTCGTAGGCAACATTCCAAATTGATTTGGCAAAGTTAAACGCATCAAATAATTTTCCGTTGGAATATCTGATTGTCTTATCTAACTCCTCAGTTTCTTCAATTGTTAATTCTCTTGGTTTTTTTGGATATAAATCTTTGATGAATATTTCATCATCACAGGATTCAAATTTTTTGTCGGTTAATAATAATATATTTTCTTTACCTAACGATTGAACGTTAGCCAAGTGTAATGATAACTCAACAAAGTCTGGATATATTTCATACTTATCTAAATTCTTCTCGCACTTTTGAAGATAATCCAATAAGGTATACTTATTGTATTCAAAATCCAAAGGTTCTTTCAACATCCACTCGGGATTTAATTTAAATGGTATTTTTTTTCTTCTAGCCATAACTAATAATAACTAGTTTTTAATATTTAATCAATTCTAAAAATATAATACAATTTTCCTAAAATATATTCTTCATTCTCTTCACTATCATACCTTGCTAATGCTACACCATACCCATCCGTATCTACAATATATTTTGCAAGGGATTCCATATCAACATAATCTTTAATGTTTAAGTCCCAGTCCCCAGCATAAGACAAAGGGTCTGCACGAACATCTTCCATTCTATCTTCAATTGCTTGTTGTATTAAATGGTCAGGATAATTGCCGTCTGGGTCTTCTTTAATTGAAAGAATCTCTAACCTCAAATCATCTATAATATCATTTAATTCTTCAACTTTATTCTCTATTCGTGTTTTATCTGTATTTGTTTCCTCAATAGATTTAATGAAAGAGTTTAATTTTTGAATTTTAAGGTTTTTTAGTTCTATAATATTTTCTTGGTCAGGAGATAACATCTTATCTTTGTCATCCAAATAACCTTCAGGATAATTCCAAGCATCATCATTAATAACATCCTCAAACCAAGAAATAATGTCTTCCTTATCTAAATGGTCTTCTAAAACACTATTTTCAAAATGGTCAATACCTGTTTCATCTAATAAGTCTTCAGTTGATTTATATGCCGCGTATTCCGTATCATCATTATCACCAACCAAATATCTTTGACCTTCAATGTCAGAATTAATAATTCCAAATATTCTCATACCATATTCATCACCCTCAGGAATTAAATTGTAAACATCAAAATCATCCTCACTCACTTCACCAGAACTAACTAAAAATTCATATAATGCGTGAGCCTGCAATCCAACCTCAGGACAATTAGGTCCCAAAGACCATTCATTATCTATGCGTCTTTTTTCAGCATCTTCCTCATCACCCGCACTTTCAATAATTATTTTTTTTGAAGAAATCATATAACTTTATTTGATAAATATTCATTTAATTGTATATTTTGTATTAGATAATATTTATAGTTATAAAATATAAAATAAACCACCTAAAACATAACACTATGGCATGCGGATGTAAAAATAAGGGTAATCAAACTCCCCCAACACCACAACAAGTTCAAGCACAAACTCAAGTTCAAACTGAAAGCGTTAAAGAAGCTATCAAAAAGACAATTGACAAGTACTACACAACGAACAAGACGAATGGTTGGGTTAAAGAATAATCTTATTTATCTAAAATGATTTAAGGGACAAATATTTGTCCCTTTTTTTGTATTTATAATTATGAAAGTTTTAGAACTAGTTAATAGATTTAATAAAGGTGACGATATTGCAAGATATTTTGGTGGTATTGATACGTTTTTTAAGGTCGTAAACTCTAAAGGTTTATTACATTTAATAAACCCAACATTAGATGAGGTTAGTGAATATCAAAATAATATATTAATTGCCGCTTATAATGAAAATATAGAACTTTTTCATAAATGGATGGACAATCTTTTTACTGACGTTGAATTTATCGATGGAAAAGCATATCTAATATTACCCAACAAAGGTGAATTATCCAAATTATTTTGTGAAAGAGGTAGAAACGATATACCACGAGAAACTGTTGAAGCTATATTAGATGGTGAATATGATATGGATTATTATGACAATTCAACTGATGATGTTTATCGTGATGTTATTGAAGAACTAACCAAAGAAAATTTATTAGGATTAAAAGAATATATTGTTACAAAATTAAATGGTGTTCGTATTGAACCAAAAACATCTGAGTTAGAGTTCATCGCGCAAGAACAAGGTCATCCTGAATATGTTATTGTTGATAATGATAGTGTTGATAGAATTGTAGATGATAAAGAAACTATGGAACATTTATTTGAAAATCAATTAGATGAACTAAGAGGTGAACTTTATAGTATTCATTCTCAATCATATAATGACGCTTATCAAGATGAGTTATATGAAATGATATGGGATAAATTAGGTGAGTTTTTTAATGGTAAAGCCGAATCATATGAAAGACCTCATCGTTATTATACTGACCGAATGATACAAGAACATAGAATTGAAATTAGTGATTTTGATTCTCATA